CTGTCTCAACCTGTTTAAGGTATATACCCCATTTCCATGTTTGGTTTGCCAGTTCCAAGTTTTACGGATTACTTCTTTGAGTTTAGTATCATCATTCCAATAATCTATGGGTTTCATCGTATTATTCCCACACTCTACTTCTACCCAATGTGGAAAATAACTCCAAGCGAGGGATAACCCATGCATTGTTTGATCTAACTTTCCATCTTTGTATATAGTAGTTTCATCAAAATCTTTTAGAGTTTTTAGAGCATCTAATCGTTTGTGATTTGGTATATTGTAATGTGGAAATCCTTTTCTTCGGTGGTATTGGAATATAGTTTCTAATGCAGCATCTACATCTACTACATCATATATGTTAGATGTAACCCTTTGATACTCTAAATCCAGTTCATCAACTTCAACAAATCTAGCGAATGTTTGATAATTTATACTCACCCAAAAAACTGATTTACTTTTTCTTCAACTTTCGTTTCTACTTCCACTTTTTTTGTTTTTGATGGTTTGGATGTTGGTTTGCTGATTTCCCAATTTATTCTTGCTTCAGCAATCTCAAAGTATTCAGTTTCTCTTTCTATACCGATAAAATCCATCCCTTCTCGTACTGCCGCTTTTCCAGTACTTCCACTCCCCATAAATGGGTCAAGAACTATACCTCCTTTAGGTGTCACTAAACGAATAAGATATGCCATCAAATCAGTTGGTTTTACGGTTGGATGTATGTTACCTTCATTCCTATCACTCTTTGATGTTTTTGGACAATAGAAGAAACGGGATGCTGATGAAGTAGTTTCTTCCCCATAACCCCCTTGCCCTGCATCTGGAAGCATCTTACCTGCTTCTTCATCAAAGATTATGTTTGCGGGAAATCTACCTTCAGCTCCATCACATACTGCCCCATCTGCAATTTGACCATATTTTTTTTCACTTTGATAATTACCGACTTTATTTCCATCTTTATGAGATGTTCTTGGTTTTCCCTCAACCCTACATCCATCTATGTTTATAGCTCCAGTTCCCCACTCTAATACATTATCTGCTACCGTTTTTTCACTTATAGGTTTCCTTGCCATAACAATAGGTTCATGTGCAGGTTTAAGCGAAGTACCCCAACCTTGCCATTGTTTCGCCTCATCGGTTACAGGTTCTGTTATATCAGCCGAAACGGATACAAACCCATTTCCTGAACTCTCTCCATTAAATGTTTCCTTTATCTTCCGCTTTCCCTCTCTTAAATCTTTGGCTTGTTTTTTTAGTATATCTTCTCGCTGTCCTATTACCTTTCGTTCTTCTAACTTACCGGCAGCTTTGTCAATTTGTTTAGATATATCCATAGATTTGGGAAAACCACTACCATATACCCACATCATTTGGTCTCTAATCTCAAATCCAGCGTTCTCCACACCACTTGCTAATCGGTGATACATTCTACTCCCACCGAATGCTAACATATATCCACCTGGTTTTAGAACTCTGTAACATTCCATAGACCATTCGGTTACCCATTTCTCAAACTCAATGTTATCAGCAAGGGTAGTCATTTTCATACCTGCTCCCAAACCTTTAACAACTTGTGATTTGGTTTCTTTGGTTGCTTTTACCTTATCCCAATCTTTACCCATAAATGATAATCCATACGGCGGATCAGTAACAATACTATCCACCGAATTATCATCTAATTCTTTAAGTTTATCTAAACAATCTCCTAATAATAATTTCATAACTTATCCCATATCTATGTTTTCAACATACTTTTTGTGAAGTAGTTGTTTTTCCATCACTTCCCCATTTTTACTTTCCTTACTCGCAATTATCCCGTCCGATGAAGTTGCGGTATATACCTCTAATACACCTTTGTTTGTATCCATTTTGCAAGGGAAGGTAATTCCATCTTGTCCAAATCTGTTTTTCATAATATGCATCCTTGCAGTATTATTTAACTTATCTTTGGATTTTCTACTCAAACTCATAATAAAATCTGCATTCATTACTTTTGCATAACTATCCGCAATTTTATCTGCTTCAATTACTTCCGCATCTATACCAGTTCGGTTTGTTTGTGATGCTGTCCAAATTGGAATACCCAACTCACCACCCAAACCTCTCAACTCAATATATACACCACCCTGTTCTCCATAAGTGCTATCACTTTTATTTGTATGTGATAGAAGGAGGTCAGCGTAATCTACAATAATCAGGTCTGGTTTATTTCCAGCTGCAGTCATTTTTTCAATATGTGCTTCCAACTTTTTAGGTGATACCCCTTTTGGTGGGAAGTATTTAATAATCAACTTACCTTTTAATTTACGGATTTTATCTTTAACATCATCCTTTTTGTTTGGTAAATCTGCAGATGGTATTTGTGTAAATACTGTATCATATCTACTACCCACATATTTTTCGGATAACTCCATTGAATAATGAACCACCGTCTTACCTGCTCTAATTGCTGCTGCACCCAATGCACACAACACCCAAGTTTTACCAACACCGGAAGGTGCAACCACAACCCCTAATTCACCAGGTCCTAGACCACCATCCATCAAATCGTTTATCGTATCCCAATCAGTAGGTATAGTTGAACGGTTTATTTGATCAGTTCGTTCATCAAAATCCAACACATAATCCATACCCAAATCAGCCTCTACACCAACTTTCATTGCCTTATCAACCAATTCTTTAATCCTATCGTAGTTTCCAGCTTTTAGTAAATCTACCGATTGTACGATTACATTTTTTAGGTTTTGATTTATACAAAAGGCACTAAACTCATCTTTTACATATTGTAAATCCGCATCGCCAATAGCTGTAAATACCTGCTTTAATTGCTCTACGATATTTTTTTGAGTAGATTTATCATCCAATTTGGAAACCTCTACCTTAAATACATCTAATGATGGGTTTGATTTATATTGGTTATAATATTCTATTATATGTTCTACTATCCATTTATTCGCTTCAGACTCAAAAAACTTTGTATGTATTACTTCGTGTAAAGTATCTACTAATCGTACATCGGTTATAAGTGCTGAAATTACCTTTGTCTGAAAAGATTGACCATATTTGGATAATGTATCCTGCATATTTATATATCTTTTTTATTTAACTATTATATTGGAAAATGTACTATTTAACCAAGAGTTTATATCTTTCCAATTTTGGAGAATTTTATACTTCATTCCAACTTTTAAGAACTCAAATTTATCAAACTTGGTATTCTCCTCATCATACCTATCTTTTACTTTTAATCGGTTGTGTATTGTAATTGAGGGTTCCTTTAAGGACATTATTTTTTGATTTCTCAACACAACATCCTTATTATCCAATATATCCTTATACAATTTTATCTTATCGTTAGAATTGTTTTCGCAAATTTGGAAAAGTTCATCAAAAGTTATTTCTCTGTTTTCGGTAAGTTGCGGAAACCTTTTTAACACGGTTTTGATACCACATCCTTTTATTCCAGGAACATTATCGGAGTTATCACCATCTAATGTTCGGAACAACAAAAAGTTTTCAGGATACATTCCCCACTCATTAAAGAATACATCTCTATCGTAATACTTTTTCTTTGTGGAAGAATATACTTTCGTCCTATCATTCACCAGTTGTAAGAAATCTTTATCAGTTGATGCTATCACACACTCTTCACCTTCACCAATAAGTTCGGTTGAAATATATGCTATTGCATCATCGGCTTCCATTCCATCAAAAATCATAGTTGTTATTGGTAGATAATGTAATATATCAATCAACCACATCAACTGTCTTCTCATAGAAACAGACTCCTCTTCTTGATCCATCATTTCAGGATACTGACGATTTACTCTAAAGCGGTTCTTACCTCTATCGGACTTATACCCCTCATATATTTTTTTACGAGATTGAGAACCACCCTTTCCATCAAAAATAAGGATGACTCTAGTAGGGTTAAACTCTCTTATTTGGAACCCTATTGAGTTTAATGAACCAACCACACCTCCAATATGCTCACCATTTTCATTCATAGCTGGATTTGTTGTCCAGCTACGAATGAATGTGTTTAGTCCATCTATAATTAAAACTTTACTATTTCTTACTCTTAAATGACTTGTTTGGTGTTCAACTTCAACTTCATTTAGTAATTTTTTGTATAGTTCCTTCATTATAGACCTGTTGTTGTTGGAACAACAACATCTGTTATTGTTGTAGTATATCCCCCAACCAAACCAACGTTGATATGCACTTCGTTAGGGAAGTATTTATCAATTGCTTTTAATCTATCATCAGCATCTACCAACATTGTAAGTGCTTCTTCAGCGTTATTATAGAAATCCTTTGTAGAATGGTCACCAATACCTACTCCGTTATTACCCAAAAGGTCCAAAGTTAGTAGTGCTTTAGCTTTATCAGCTTCAGCGGATGTTCGTAACATTGTTATTAAATTCTTGTTCATAACTTATTATTTTGATTAATCACCGATAACTTCTGAGTCTACAATTAGATTATCAGAGTCCAATGAGTCTTTTTTGTATTGTAAAATTGTTGCTTCACAAATCCTCTTATAGATTTGCTCTTTAACTTCCGTATTGTTTTCTAATGTAGAAGGAAAATCTTTTGCTTGAAACTTAATCACTTCGCCTGTATCAATATCTGTATATTCATACCAAGCTCCACTTTGTTTTACAATTCCATTTTCTTTCATCATTCCCAACCACGCTCCGTAGTTATCAATACCTCTATCAAAGAAGATATCAAAATCTGCTGAACGCAATGGTGGTCCCATCCTATTCTTTACTACCTGACAACGAACTTTAATACCTACAATTCTATCGTTACCATTTTCTTTCGCCTTAATCGTTCCCATACTCTTTAAACGAAGGCGAACCGATGCGTGGAATGCAATTGCTTTACCACCAGAAGTTGTCCAAGGGTCAGAAAACGGCATTGCATTCATCTTCTGTCTTAATTGATTTGTGAAAACCAAAGTGATTTTCTGTCTACCAATAAGATTTGTGATTTTACGCATTGCTTTGGAAATGATAATTGCTTTATCCGTAGCGTAACCATCTTTACCATAATCAGCTTCCATCTCCTTTTCAGTTGATGCCGCTGCTACTGAGTCCACAACAATTGTCACATACTTATCTTTCGATGCAACTCTCACCTTTTCGATGATTGTTTCCGTATATTCAAAACATTGCTCAACAGTCTCAGCCGTTACATAAAGTAATTTGGTTGTATCTACTCCAATGGCTTCTAAGAATTCTCTACTTACAGCATTTTCAGTATCAATCAATACAGCAATACCACCTAACTTTTGTGTTTCGGCAAGTAAGTGAGCTGATACCAATGATTTACCACTTTGTTCCAATCCGGTGATTTCGGTAATTCTACCAACAGGCAAACCTCCATAAGGTCTATTAGAAATTGCCACATCCAACATTGATGCTCCAGTTGATACCCAACCTTCTACATTAGTAGGGGAGTCATTGTTGTCCAAAAAGAATGCTACTTTCTGGTCTTTTGATTGTTTATTAAGGGACTCGGCGAGTATTTCCGCCAAGTCCACTTCCTTAGTTGCTTTCGCCATAAGTTTTGGTTATTAAGAATTGAATAGGTCATCAAATGCTGCAGCTACATCATCCAACTTTTTAGTTGGTGCTTCTACTTCCTTTGATGGTGATGTAGGTCCACCCATATCATGCGATTGAGTTTTTCCTGTTGATGCTACATTAGAAAGTTGCTCTGTTGATACGGCTTCTACCACATCATCATCTCCACCTGCTGATGGATTTAACCAACCTTCTAATACCGCTTTCAATTCTGCATAACTAAGTTCTTGGTAAAGTTCAGTAATGTTCTTTTGCTCATTTAGAAACTTATCAGTTGCTTCTTTAGTATCAGCCAAAGGTGTTTCTTTTGGTTTAACTCTAATAGTTGTTACTGGATAAGATGTTCCACTATCTTCCGCTGATACAATTTCAACAACGATATCTCTTCCTTGATGTGCATCAGTAATATCTCCGTAATCAGGATCTGCAATGTATCCTAAAATTTCTTGATATACCGTCTTTCCAAATCCCCAAAAACGAACTCCATCACCTTCTTCACCTCTTACCAATACTGGTACAAAAGTTCTAAGTTTTGGTTCCATTTTTCTGGCACTTTTCCAGTCCTCCTTATCGCCCATTCTTTTCAGTTTTTCAGCGAATTCCACAATCGGATCAGGTCTACCGAAAGATTGTGGTGATAGATAAGTTTTGTTGTTAATTCCGTAATGGAATAGTAATTCGATAAAAGGATTTTCCTTATTGAATTTGTAAGGAACTAATCGAATTTGATGTTTACCAGGAGCTGGTTTCCATTGTTCTACAGTCTTAGCTGTTGTGTTTTGTAGTTTGTTCAGT